CAATTTACACCATTTTCAAGGAATGCCTCAAATAAAGGAACTCTTTTTTCAATACTGGCAACGCAATGTACATCACATTTAGTTACTTCACCGTGACCCTGCTTATGATTAAAAAGAAATTCATTACGAATATAACAAGACCAATCTGGAAGACTGTGATTTAGATAAGCCATTATTTACCGTCCTTGCCCTCTATATTTTTTACGTGACGAATTACGACTCGTAGCACTATATTTAGTATTTTTTCCTTCACCTTGACGAGTATTTTTTGGAACACTCGCAATCTGCATATCCTTCCGACTCTTTTGTGCCATTCTTTAATTCTCCATCTAACGGTTTTTATAAGGGGTTTTTATAAAGTCCCTCAGGCCATTAAAAATGCTCCTATAAGACTTATCAAAACCTCATAGGAGCATTCTATCATAACGTCTTAAAGAAGGTCAAGAAAGACCTTCTAAACACTTATCAGATGATTCGTGTCTTCTCATGTCCAACACGAATCAAAGGATCACACCAAATCTCATATCCTTGCTCTTTTGCATCCAAACAGAATGAAACATCCTCTCCACACATATCTTGAACCTCTCCAGATTCAAAGACTTGCATTTTTGGTGCAAACCAAGGATACTCAAGACTTTCAAATACTCCTTTCTTAATCAATACCCATCCAAATCCAGTATAATCAACAGTAAATGGCTTACGACGTTTTTGAATCGTATCCAATGTCTCATGATTCATTACACCACCAGACTTACGGAAATCAGATGCAGAAATAGAACCTTTAGAGGATATTATGTACTGGGACTGCTTTTCTCCGTATGTTGATGTTCAAAAACGTGCTCGTCTTGCTGGATTACAAGCAGAATTAATTCGTCCTGATGGAAGAAAGGTGATTGGAAGTTATATGTTTACTCTTGATTGGTCATGGGAAAATAAAGGAGTCACTGATCTTAATTTTTCAGAGACTCCTGAACATAAATGTGCTCATTTGTTCAAGGTAGAGACTGGAAATTACTATGCATATCCAAATAATCGTATTATTTGGTACGATAATGCCTGGACATTCAATAGAATCAACAAAAATCCAGGATATGAAATTGATTTAACAGTGTATTCGGTTGAAAATAAAAGAAAAATCGAAACATCTGATCATTATATGTACGAAATTACAAATTTAAATCAAAATAAATAAATTTTTACTAAAGATATTGAATTGAAACAGTTTTCGATGGGCAATCACCTTCTTTTGGAGGTTTATAACGTAGAACATAACCTTCTAAACGATGGTATTGCCCTTCAGGGAGTCATGGAACGTGGTATTCAACGTGCTGGAATGACAATTTTGAATATTTTTCAGCACTGTTTTCATCCTCAAGGTCTAACAATTGTGATTGCACTCTCAGAAAGTCATGTTTCTTGTCATACATGGCCTGAGGAAGGTTGTATTGCGATAGATGTTTATACTTGTGGTGAAGGAAATCCAAAATTAGTAGCATTAGAACTGTTAAAATATTTTAATTCCGAGAATTACAAACTTCGTCAGTTAGATCGTTAAATAGTTTAAGGAGATAGAAACCTCCTTAAAAGTTCTGTTTTTAAAGATAAAAACAGAGGAACTAAAATGGCATTTTATCAAATTGATCAAGATAAGAATTATATGAGAGAGATGTGGGGAACATCAAAACTCATTACAGATACTGATAAAGAAAAACCAAAAAGAGTTATTCAGGAGATTATGCACGATTATGCACCAAAGCAAAATCTAAAGAAACAAACTGAATTACATGAACGAATTAGAAATGACGAAGATTATGATGATTGGGAGTATGGAACTGAACCAGTTTATGGAAAAAACTGGTAAAAAAGTATTATAGATATATTAAATATGCTCATTGTTTAAATGCTTAGTATTTCTAGAAGTTTTAAGGACATTAGTTTGTCTTTTTCTAGACATCCAGTGACGAATGATGTTCTTATATTAAAAAATGAGGATGCGATTAAAAAATCTGTTATTAACTTAGTTAGAACTCGTATTGGTGAGAGGTTCTTTAATAATTTATTGGGAACCTCTGTTGATAATTCTTTATTTGAACTTAATGGACCAGAAGTTTCAACAATACTTGATGAAGAAATTAAAACAGTATTGAGTAACTTTGAACCAAGAATTATAGTAAGAGATGTGATAGTTGAATCTATTGAGGATTCAAATGAATTGAACGTAAAGATTTCTTACGATATTGTCGGACTTCCATTTCCTCTTCAAAATATAGAGTTTCTTTTACAACCAACTAGAATATAATGTCCTTCAATAATTTTACTAATCTAGATTTTAATGATTTACGTTCTCAGATAAAGGACTATCTGAGATCGAATAGTAATTTCACGGATTTTGATTTTGAAGGATCTAATTTTTCAAGTTTAATTGATGTATTAGCATACAACTCTTATATTACTGCCTTCAATACTAACATGGCAGTAAATGAATCCTTTATTGATAGTGCAACTCTTCGAGAAAATGTAGTCTCCCTTGCACGTAACATAGGATACGTCCCCAGATCAAAAAGTGCGTCAAAAGCAAAGGTTAGTTTTACTGTCAATACTACAGGGTTAAATTCAAAAACAGTTACTCTAAAAGCAGGAATCGTTGCTTTGGGTGCTGTTGAGAATGGTAATTATATCTTTTCAATTCCAGAAGACATCACAGTAGTCGTTGATAATAATGGATTTGCAAATTTCACAGGTATCGATGTGTATGAAGGTTCATATTTAACAAAGTCATATACAGTAGATAAATCACAAACAAATCAAAGATTTACAATTCCAAATACTGGTGTTGATTCTTCTACAATTCGTGTAAAAGTTACTGGTGTTATTGCGGAAAAATATCAATTATATAAAAATATTTTTCAAGTTAATAAAAATTCAAAAATTTTTCTAACACAAGAAATAGATGATGAGAAATATGAAATTTTATTTGGTGATGATGTTATAGGAAGAAAACCAATTAGTGGAAGTACTGTTTTCATTAGTTATATTATTACAAATGGAAAAGAAGCAAATGGCGCAGCAAACTTTACTTTTTCTGGTATTTTAACTGATAATAATAGCACATCAATCACAAACAATATTTCCTTATTAACTACTATTCAACCATCCGAAAACGGTGATGATATTGAATCAATTGATTCAGTTAAGTATCTTGGACCTAGAGTATATGCTTCACAATACCGTGCAGTAACCGCAAATGACTATAAAGGACTAATCCCATACCTGTTCCCAAATGTGGATACTGTGACGGCATATGGTGGGGATGAGTTAGATCCTCCAGAGTATGGTAAAGTTTATATTTCAATCAAACCAAGAAATGGTAAGTTTCTTTCTCAAATTACAAAAGATAGTATTAAAAAAGATTTAAGACAATATTCAATTGCTGGAATTAAACCAGAGATTATTGATTTGAAATATATGTATGTTGAATTGGATACCACAGTTTATTATGATAAAAGTACTACAATAGATTCAAACAATCTACAACTAAGAGTTACAAAAAATTTAGAGGCATATAGCAAATCAACCGAGTTGAATAGTTTTGGTGGTAGATTTAAATATAGTAAAGTTTCTTCGTTGATTGACAATACAAGTACATCCATTACTTCCAATATTACTAAGATTAAAATTAGAAGAGATTTACAACCAGAATATAATAAATTAGCAACATATGAAATATGCTTTGGAAATCAATTTCACATTAAGAAATTAAATTCTGATGGTAGAGGGTATAATATCAAATCAACTGGATTTACAGTAAAAGATACTAGTGGAACTTTGTATATGAGTGATGTTCCAAAAACTAATGAAACTGGAATTATATTTTTCTTCAAATTGGTTGATGGTTCTCCTGTGATTGTAAATAATAATGCTGGAACTGTAGATTATATGAGAGGTGAGATTAAATTGACTACAATCACTTTCACATCGTCTACAAGTACTGCTGGGATTGAAATTCAAGCGATACCAGAGTCAAATGATGTCCTTGCGTTAAAGGATATATACTTGGATCTAGATACAACTAAACTTAATGTAAGTGTATTGGAAGATACAATTACATCTGGTGAAAATACTTCAGCAACACAATATGCGGTCACATCAAGTTACGTAAACGGAAATTATACAAGATAAGATGTCGGAAATCAAAAGAGTAAAAATTCAATCTATTGTTGAATCGCAAATTCCAGAATTTTTAAATGATGATTCACCACTTTTTAGAGAATTTTTAGAGCAGTATTATATTTCACAAGAACATCAAACTGGTGTTGTAGATTTAGCAGTCAATTTACAACAATATAAGAGTATTGATAATTTTAATAATGAAACATTTTACACTACAGTTGGAGTTTGTACAATTTCTTCTGATGTTACATCCTTTGATGACACCATTCCTGTAAATCATACAATTGGATTTCCACAAAAATATGGTCTATTAAAAATTGATGATGAAATTATCACATATACTGGTATTACTACAAATAGTTTTACTGGATGTGTTCGTGGATTTAGTGGGATAGACCAACATTCAAATAACGAATCTTTTATATTTTCAAAAACAGATTCAGCATCTCATAACAAAGCAGGAATAGTAACGAATTTAAATTTATTATTCTTTAATGAAATATTTAAAAAGTTTAAAACTCAATTTTTACCTGGATTTGAGGATAGACAATTTGTAAAGGGATTAAATTTAAAAAATATTTTATCTAGAGCAAAAGATTTTTACATCACAAAAGGAACTGACACATCTTATAAAATTTTATTTAATATTCTTTTTGGTAAAGATATTCAAGTCACTAAACCACAAGATTATCTTTTAAGACCATCAGATAACAATTATTTGGTAACTAAAAATATTTTAGTAGAGCAAATAGTTAGAAATGAAACATTCAGAGTTAATGACTCTGATTTAAGAAAACAATTAAAAGGAAAAACTATATTTGAAATTTTAGGAAATGGAAAAACTGCTAGTGCTTCAATTTATAATGTAGAATATAGACCAGTAGATGATAGAGATTTGTATGAAATTTCTTTAGATTCTACTTCTTTTATATTTAATTTTGAACCTACTAAAAAAACAAATATTTCAGAAACTGTTATTGAAAATTCTACTTTCATTATAGTAGATTCCACAGTTGGGTTTAATGAAAGTGGTTCTTTGTTTATAAAGACATCAAATTTAACAAATCCAATAACTTTAACTTATACGGATAAAACTTTAACAGAATTTCTTGGAGTTTCTGGTGTTATTGCGGATTTAAATTTTGGTGAAGAATTAGTAGAGGAAAACTTTTTATATTCGTATCTAGATGATGGAACTAAAGTTGAATTTAGATTAATTAATATTATTGATACTATTGATTATTCACAAACATCTAGTTTAAGAGTTGGAGATAAGATACAACTTTCTGAATTTGGAACTGATCTAAATGATAGAAAGGAATTTAATTTTTGGAATTATAATATACCAACAACTCATAAAATAAAATCCACTTCTGGTAATAGAATATATTTTTACGATACATTGACTTTTATTATCGGAGATAAATTTAACTTATTAAATCCATCTAATGAAAATGATAATGTTTTATCAGCAACAGTAAAAGATTATGGATCCAATTCTATTGGATATTATGTTGATATTGAAGAAGTGGGTTTGAGTATAGGGTCAAAAACTGAAATTAAAAAAATAATCAAAAAAGCAAATAGTGCTTTAAATTATTTTCCATCAATTTCCAATTTACCAACAGGAGTACAGAATACTTATGTTGATTATGATTTTGAAAACTTTTATGTTATTTCTTCTGGATTGCCGAATGATACGATTTATTCAACAGACAGAAAAACAAACGTTATTAAAACAACAAATCCAAATTGGATCGACAAGGTAGGCATTACGAGTGTGTTATATTGCGAGAATCATAATTTTTATACTGGGGAAAAAATTTATTATTCTTCTTCATCTAATTCTGGAATTAAAAGTTCTACTTACTTTTTGACAAAATATGATAATGATAATATTAAACTTTCTTATAGTAATACTGATTTATATACCAAAAATTATATTCAATTTTCAAATGTAGGAATTGTAGATTCTTTCGTAAAATTAAACTATGACAATAAAACAATTTGAAATTGGCAACAAAGTGAAACATATTAATCAAGATATAGTT